AATGGAAGCAATTTACTAACTTCCAGGATAGATTTAGCAGAAAATACGAAACAATTACGGAATTGGAGGAGCGATTCAAGGTTTTCCGTGCAAACCTCCGCAATATTATCATTCACAACTTGGACCACACCCAAAACTTTACAATGGGAGTGAATCAATTTACCGACTTGACCCCTGAGGAGTTCAAGGCACAATATGTCAGTGGTTTAAAACAGGAAGTGGGGTCTTTTGGATGCAAAACCTATTCTTCCAGTGCTTCCAGCGCGCCTGCTTCTATTGATTGGCGCTCAAAGGGTGCTGTAACCTCCGTAAAGGACCAGGGTCAATGCGGTTCTTGCTGGACATTTTCCTCCACCGGTGCGGTGGAGGGTGCCTGGGCTATTTCTACCGGTCAGCTTATTAATTTGGCTGAACAAGAGTTGGTTGATTGCGCCGGAGCAAAGTATGGTAGCATGGGCTGCAATGGAGGTCAGATGGAGGGTGCGTTCAAGTACATTATTGAACACGGACAGTGCTCCCTTTCTGCTTATCCTTACACTGCAAAGGACGGAACTTGCGAGAAGTGCACCGCGGTTGCACACTTGTCTTCCTGCTCGGATGTGGTCCCCAATGACCAGATTTCCTTGAAGGGTGCCGTCGCGCAACAACCCGTCGCGATTGCGATTGAGGCGGATACCAAGTATTTCCAGTCATACTCCAGTGGTATTTTGACTTCCTCCAGCTGCGGAACCAGCTTGGACCACGGTGTCCTCATTGTTGGATACGGCGAGGATAGTGGACAAAAGTTCTGGTTGGTCAAGAATAGCTGGGGTACTACTTGGGGAGACAAGGGATATGTGAAGATTGCCCGTAGCGAGTCCACCAATGATCCGGGAATTTGCGGTATCGCAATGGACCCCTCCTTCCCCTCCGTTTAATCGTTACAAGTATACGGGGTGGTATTTACATAAAAAATTGAATTGAATTTATAGATAGAAGAACATTTCATCTATCTATAAGTATATCCATAAGTAAAATGGATCGAGAACCAAAAACTCGTCAGGAGACAAAGGGGAGAAAAGGAAAAGAGGGGAAGGGAATCTATAATCAAAAGGCAATCCGGATTAGAGAGGAGTTGATAGAGAAAAACAAAAATAGTCGCAAAAACGATAATCGGTCTGTTACCGATGCGCCAAAGAAAAAATAATGATTATAATAATGGTTATAGGTATTATAGTTGTAGTTGTTGTAGTTAAAATTCAAAATCATATTCAATGAGTGCCTTCATATCGGTCTTCATTTTGGCGTACATGGCGCTTTTAATTCGCGACAATGTCGCGTCGTTATTAAATTCAATGCTCATCAATTTTACCAACGTCTTGTCACATAATGTTGCAAATCCATCGTCTGACTTTATATCATTTGTTTTTTGTTTCTTCCACTCAAAGAACACCTTGATGAGCTTCATGTGAATCTTGTTCAAAAACTTTACAAGGACGTCCTTGGTCAATTCAACCCACACTTTATCATTATTGTAAATATAAAATACGTTTGTCTTCTGAACAAAGGCAAATAGCGGGTTTTCGCCCTCATTAAACTTATAAATACTTCTGGAAAACACCTCGTTTAATATATCATACAGGTTCTGTTCCAAAATCAGCTTTATATCAGCATCATAAATCTCCACCTTATCGGCCATATCTCCAAATACCGCGCTTGGTGCAACGTTTGCATTTAACCACTCGAGCACATTAATTTTCTTCTTCTTTTTAACTACCCATTTGTTGACCTCTTCCATCTTCTCTTCCAATCTTGTATACTTTTGACTTAGTTCAATTAACATCTGAAACATCTTTCCCGGCGTCGGTATTTCCTCCTCTACGTCAGCCTCTGCATTCCTGGATCGCTCGCGCCCCTTTTGTATCAAATCGCAAATAGCCAGGTGCTTATTCAAATTTACTCTTTTTACATAACTCTTACCGCAGTTTACACAGCACTGGGCCGGCTGTTTTATTTTATTTGGAATATTATTTGAGAGCCTGTTCATTGTTGGTTACATACATTTATTTACCGTTATTTAATATCAATTTTTAAATAAATAATATAATCCCCTTTTATATATATAATGTTCTGTTCAAAGACCGCAATAGTATTTAATGTGCCAAGTAAATTGTGGGGATTACCGCCGTTTTATTATAGATGGCGGGTCTGTAATACAAACCTAACCGGAAACACTCCTGCAGACCAATATCAGAAACTAAAACTGATTCAAAATACGGTGCGCGTAGCCGGTTCTCTCTATACGGCGAATTTAGGCCCTTTAACTGCATATACAAAACCGATTGCAGACCCCAATGCCGGGTTGTATGGCGTGTGCTGGAATCAAATGAGCGACCGACCTGTACCGAGCGTTCAGCGGGCATCTGTGCCTACCGGAAGCAACAATAGTTTAAATCGCCGCCATACTTCTGTCACATCCAGCAAGCCAGGCAGTCAAACACCCGGGGGCGCGGGGTGCGACATTAAACACAATTCCTATGATAGATATTTGAATCGGTTAAAGGGTAAGGGGCCTTTAAGACGTGGGGTTATTCCGCGTGGATTTGGTGTGCCAATACCATTCAATCCAGCTGTGCCCGTTTATGGCGCAAAGACTACAAAAACCAATATCGTGAATGGGTGCAATTGTATTTCTACCGATCCGTCGTGGACTCAGGCCGACCAATCGGCGCAAATCTATAACAACCCGTTGTGGTACCCAGACCCTTCGGCAAATTGCGCTTATACTCTGGCCGAGGTTGCGCTGCACAACACGTTATCTGATTGCTGGGTCGCACTGGATGGCCTCGTCTACGACATCACGCCATTTGTCCAGGCAGGCGGGCACCCAGGTGACCCCATCTCGTTTGATGGGCTCTGTGGACAAGACGTAACCGCGGTATTCAACGCCAATCATGTCAATCCAGCCCAAGCGGCTGCTGCGCTTCTACCATATCTTATTGGTATACTCTTATAACTATGATTGTAATCGGCGGCCGTAGTTTAGCATCCTTTTCAAGAATAATAATAATAATAATATTTGTATTATTTATAATATGCCAATTAAAATGTCAATGGTTATACCAAAGGGTAATGTTTCGCCCATTTTCGCCCCACGTGCACCCACATCTGCAAACCTTGCGCCGGTCGCTCGTGCATCTACCGCACTAAATGCATCTATCATTGGTCGCGTTAATGGTCCCAGTGCCAGCTGCGGTTCTTGCGGCCGAAAATAAACGTCATATTCTATAATATTAATTTTAATTTTATTCACTAATATTATAATGTTCACCCTGGCCACATCCTATACAACGCCTTACCCATCAAATCGGTTAAACAAGGCGACCAACTTTAAAACTATGTTTGACACGGTAGACCTCCCATATAACAAAATGTACAATGGGTGCTCTAGCAACTTTTGTTATACTACGAGTAAGGGCACGTTTATTTACAAGCCCCATGCCGACGTTGGCATGGTCGGCAGAAGTGCGGCGGGTTATTTGGCGCAAAGAAAGCGCATGTAATAAATAAATTATCGCGGTTTGTAATGCATAATTATTATCCGGTTAACATATATGTTTAACGGATTGAATTTTTTTACAAACGGAAAATATCAAAAAACCAAATACTACATCAATATGGAGGGGTCGTCACAACTTCGGTTAATGCCTGTAAAAAAGGTCATGTTGTTTACGAATGCGCGAGACGAGAAACATATAAAGGAGTGGGCCGCGCACCATCTATTAATTGGGTTTGACCATGTCTATATTTTTGATCATAAGTCCACCGTTCCATTAACAAGCGAATTTGCGGGGTTTGACACGCGAGTTGTTGTAGAAAGATGCGAATTGGATGTACCCCCGAAAATTCCATTAATGCAACGGGCCGCCGAAATTGCGGCAATTATGCGAGCAGATTGGTTCATTTACTTGGACGCCGACGAGTTTATCATTTTGAATAATTTCAGGGGTGTAAAGGATCTGTTGAATAGATATTATTTTGCGGATTCATTAGCGCTTAACTGGCTCATGTTTGGGACTAATAATCATATTACGGAGCCTCATGGGCTTATTTTGGAAAACTACACGCGGTCTGATGAGATGTTAAATCAGCATGTAAAAACATTTGTACGGCCATCACAGGTGTCTGTGGCTGGACCGGCGTCGCCCCATAGTTATCATGTTGTCAATCCACGAAGAATGTTTGCTATTACAGGGGAGTCTATGACAAATAAGGTGTTTAATCCAACGAGAGTTCCTTTTTGGCGTAGCCCTGCATTCATAGCGCATTATATTTATCAATCCGAGGAAACATATAAACAACGAAAAATATCCCTACCCGCCGACGATACTGGCACATTTCGTGCTATAGATACCGATGTTCATTCAAAGCACAATGAGCGCAGTACCTTTATTCCACGAAAATATGCCGAATGTGTGCGGCAGTTTATTTTGAACCGGAGTTGAATGAGGTAATATTGTATTGCATGTTGTTATTATTTAAAAATAACAACATATATTGGCTATAATGTCTGACCATACGCCTGCTAATACGCCTGCTAATACGCCTGCTAATACGCCTGCTATAACTTCGGAAGGGAGGGTCGGACAAATGAGGGCCGTCCACACCGAGTCTCTGGGGCTGTTTACAAAGAAAAATGCGGATTATGGGGATGCATTTGCGACTTATGGACCGGTGGGAGTCATTGTCCGCATGGGTGATAAGATTCAGCGCCTCCTCTCTGTAAGTAAGAGGGGGGTTGCGTTGGTAGACTCCGAAAGCCTAAGAGACACCCTAATTGATCTACACAATTATGCGGCCATGGCGGTTATGTTGATTGACGAGCAGGGCGGTAGAGAGGAGAGTTAGACGGGTTCTTATTCATTTATACCTATAATATTTTGCAGTCTAATGAGGGCCGGTGATTCCTTGAAAAAATCGCCCCAGTTTGCAGTGATTAATACGACGATTCCAAATAGGTACAATAATTCTCTGGTGGCCCCGCTTATTTCAACAGTCTTGGTTGTCGAAGGGAAAAACAGGTATATTAATAAACATGCCATTAAAAATACGAATATAAATTCTACTCTTTCCTTCCAGAAGACAACCTCCATGTCTAAATCCGACGTCCCCCTGTGAGTCATCTTTAAATATGCATGTATTGTCGCCAGTATTATAAATATCACTTTGGCAGTAAAAGTGGCGTATATATAGAGTAAAAAATAATTCATTATATAGTAATAAATTATTTTAAATATTGTTTTACACCTTTTCACATTTCAAACGCCGATTAATATATATAGTAAAAAACTTAAAGACAAGACAATATATTGGGGATGTTCACACAACATATGTTGGTTGATTTTGTAAAATCGCGGTCATTTATGGACTACGGGCAATAAATTAAATACGTACATGTATGTATATTTTTTCAGTTTGTTATAGATATATTTTTTCAGTTTGTTTAGTATTCACTTCTCATCATATTACACCTTTGCACATTTAAAATGCCGATTTTATTTATTGTTTTTCTCAAAAAGTAAAAAATTATTATTCTTAAATAAAATCACATACTAACTCATTATAATCATTCGGCATCGTTTTTTCAACTGATATGTTATCACGAGCCCACGTCCCACATAATTCCGCATTATTTCCCCTATAATCTCCTCCTCCGCAACCATTTCCTTCCGATACTAGTAACGGCAACGGGTGAACGATGGAATTATATTTATTTTTATTTTCTGGACAACGTTCTTTATCTACATATAACTTTTTCGAATGATTTACAATATAACGATAACTAGATGTATCGTGTGATTTTGGGCATTGAAACAATCCATTATAATTATTATACACATTATTGTATAAGTTACAAGATTCATTTTGTTCTGGATCCGCATAATCTCCTGCCCAAACAATACGAGACATATAAAACATTCCTTCGGGACTAATGAGATGTTCAACTGCTTGAACAAAGTTATTGCCAATATAAGAATGTTCCGTTAGTTTTCCACCATTTTCATTAGTATGTGGACGAGTCCACATACGAATTATTTCGGGCGTTCTTTTAATATCAGATAAAATAATTACAATATAATATTGACCCATTATATATTTTATTATAATTTTATCTTTAAATTTAAATATTCGGTATTTTAAATGTTCAAAGGTGTAATAATTATTTAAATACTTATTAATATAATTGGCGTTTTAAATGTCCAAAGGTGTAAAATTAATTATATTTAGCGAAAACTACTTAAAATAAAATCTTTGGGAAAAGACTGGGTACATTTCCTGCTGTAGCAATCTACATTACTTTTTGCACCTGCTAACCCTGGTAGTCATGTGACTTCATTACTACTAAAAGTTGCCGGATTATTAGATGACATATATGTATACATTAGAAAAGGTATTATAAAAATATATTATTTATTAATGTATAATCTATTGATTCTATATCCGGTATGACATAAAATTTCGAGTGAAAGTATATCAGATTCGTCCGCAATATCAAATATAGTTTGAGGACAATTAACACCATTTCCAAAAATAATAGCGTCATTACTTATTTTATCACCTTTTTTTGCTTCAACCATAATTTGGTCCATACTAATTGTTCCTAATACCTTTCTTTTTGTTCCGTTAATATAAACATACAATTTTTCTGAAGTCGACCTTGGTATTATATCAGCGTAACCAATTGGCAAAATTGCGATCTTCATCTTTCTTGGCGTAACATATTTCCAATCATAACCAATTCCTTTTCCTTTATCAATATCCTTTATTTGAATTATATATGATTTAACAGTCATAGCTAAACTTAAAAACTTACTATATTTATCATCTCCGCCAACACCATAAATGCCTGAACCTGGACGCGCCAATGTAAAATCTGAGACATCATAGTTTAAACATCCTCCAGTATTTGCTATGTGGACTAAAGGCGGCACAATATTTATTTCAGATAATCTTTTTCTTAAATCTCTAAATTTACGCAATTGTTCATTAACAATGGGATTGTTTTTAACTCCAGAAGAAACCAAATGTGACATCATACCTTCAATTTTTATGTTATCACATTTACTTACTTCGATAAAAGCGTCGTATGCTTTATCATAAGAAATGCCTGCGCGATTAATTCCAGTATCTACAAACATTGTAACATTTATTTGCTTATTTTTAGGTATTAGACTAATAAACTTGGGTATTGTTTTTTCATCAAAAATTGCAATATCAATGTCCATATGTAACGCTTGTTTTAGTTCATCTCCATTTACATCATATAACCAAGCTAAAATTCTACCTTTGTCGCCACTATCTCTTAACATTATTGCTTCACCTAAAGTAGCGACACCTATATATTTGATCCCAATACTACGCAGTATTTTCGCCATTTCAACTGCACCGTGTCCATATGCGTCTGCTTTTAAAACAGGCATCAAATCAGTACCGCTCTTCTTTTTTAAATAATTTATATTTTTTCTAATGGCATTTACATCAATAATGCCAACAATATCCTTATCATAAGACGGAATAGAATATACTTTTGCAGTTTTATTTCTAAAGATTTTATTTTTTTTTGTTTTCATAAAATATATATTATTGTTTTATTATTTTATTATTTTATTATTTTTTAACGCATGCGAATTACACATTTACCAGTCATTAACGCAGATTTTATCGGCGTTTGAAATGTGCTAAGGTTTAAAACAATATTAAAATATTTATATCTTTTACATAGTATGAGCAATTCCAATGTATTTAATAATGGCAACTTCCAACAAACGCCGTTGGGCGTGGCATATCAATTTCAGTCATTTAGCAACTACATAAATAACAATGGGCTGCAAACACGGTTTTCGGGTCGGTGTGCATTTTGTCCGTCGACTGCGTCCATTGCATTAACCGCCGACGGTTCGTTCCGCCAATGTAATTCCTGCAAAAAGCAATTCAAGGCACTACACGGATAAATTTATGAAGCTTGTACTGTTCTATCTATTTTATATAATTCTCTATATATTATATAAAATGGCCTGTTCTATTTCATGCATGATATCCGCTATATTTATTATAGGGATGATCTACTTTTATAACATTACAGACAAGAGTGTAATCGTGAAGCACTACAAGGAGAAGCTCTCAAGCGACCTTCAAAGACGATATGAGAAGATCTCCAAAGAGAGAATGAAGATCAGTTATCATGGTTATGGGCTTGGACTTCTCCTTTCTCTCTTCATTATATTTTATAATGTGCAAATTAAGTCGCACAAGATGAATACATTCTCGCTGGTTTGCACAGTTATGGCGACATGTTTCTTAACCAACTATTTCTACTATATGCTGTCGCCCAAATCAGACTGGATGTTAAATCATACAAGTAACCAGGATGAGGTCAAAGCCTGGCTGCAAATGTATAGAGAAATGTCGTTTAACTACCATGCCGGGCTTGCGCTTGGAATTGTAGCCGTTGGTATTTTTGCGTTTGCATTTAGATGCTAAGTATTAAAACCACTTGTACGGATTAAACCCGTAGACATACTCCGCGCCCAAATGAAGCATGCCGTGCGACCCGATTGCGATGGATATCAAACTAAGAACGACGAGCTTTTGCGTCATAGGCAGCCGCGAAAATTCCGCAAAATGTCGTACTATAATTATTAGAATAAAAAATAGAAGCATTCCTGTAACAAATAAAGAATTTAAAGAGGGTGCGATCAAGTAGTCAGATAGCATTATTATATATGTTGCATATATAATAATTTAATAGTCAACCCATTCTGGAGGCAAATAATACCTGGCCTTAAATGATTTAAAGACTATGTGCGTTTATAATATGTGAGGGTGGCCTCACCAGCTCGTATAGCTCAGTTGGTTAGAGCATCGGTCTTATGAGCCGAAGGTCTGCGGTTCGACCCCGCATTCGAGCATTTTATAAATTTAAGTTTATATTTGTGTAAATACTTATACAGGATGCGAATTATATCATCGTGCGCTTCTTATTTTTATGAGTAGATGTCTTGCGGGGCGCTCTTGTTTTGGTTTTTGTTCTCATTATTGTCGGAAATTTGTAGCTAACAAAACATATTACAGCAAATACCGTGCCGTGTTCCTCGGTTACATCCAGGTGTTCATATACAAATATCTTACCTGGGTGTATGATAAATCCGGTATCAGTCTTATTGTCCTTATATATTTGGAGTTCCCCTTTTATACTGCCATAACCTCGTCGCTTTATCATTCCGTATATTGACTCCAGTAAGGAATCCTCTGCATCCTTTCTTATTCCGGACCCAGAATATTCGCACGCAAATCCGCCCAAATATTTTCCTTTGGGGTCTGTAATTGTGGTTGTCATAACCGCAGCGCTTACTTTTGAGCCCTTCTTGCCGTTTGACTGTGCCTTTATGCATTCCAGCACCTCGCCCCATTGAATTCTTTTTAGTCCTTCCTCTTTAGATATTTCTTTTGCCTCCGTTGGCATAACACTTGTATACTCAATTACATTCGTGTTTTGTATTCCGGCATCGTTTAATGCGGCATCATATGAGCCGGTTTCATAGGGAAGACCTTCCGAACCTGCAGCGGATTCTCCCTTACCGGTTGTTATAAAATATTCATACGGCACTCTATTACCTAAAATTATCATATATATTATATAGAGGTATTTAATTATTTATTTTACAATTTTCTACATTGTTCCTTACAGCAGACCATCCAAAATAAAAAAACCAGGAACTAGCAACTAACTAATGCACGAGTGGCCGAGTGGTCTAAGGCGGTGGACTTAAGACCCACTATCAACGATGCGAGGGTTCGAACCCCTCCTCGTGCAAATATAATATGATAAATTGTACAAAATATTTATCATATCAAACATAAATTATTGGCAGATTTATCTCGTTTATATAGAAGTATGGCGGCGAAGCATGAAAAAACGTCGCACTGTTCGCCGAAAGTAATAATATTTTATTAAATTTATCTACGTATTTATTTGTTACCCTTTTGATGATGTCATTTCACACGCGCTTAGCGGGGTTGTTGATTTTGCCCGTTGTCTTACTATACTGCGCACAACGCTTACGGCGGTCTCGATTACAATTGCGGCTACAACAATACCAATGATGCATATTACTATTAGCAGAGGGAGTGGTATCATTTCTTTTTAATTGCGCTTCAGTCATGCAGCCAAATATTAATCAATTTTTTAATTTTTGATAGGAAAGGGACTAATGTCGGATAGGATAAAATAATTTAGGGCCCTATATAAATGCAACTATTTGTAAAGACGTTGACTGGTAAAACGATTACGATAGAGGTGGACCCTTCTGAATCTATCGCTGATGTGAAGCAAAAAATTCAAGATAAAGAGGGGATTCCGCCCGATCAACAGCGGCTTATTTTTGCCGGTAAACAGCTTGAGGATGGACGGTCATTGCAGGATTATAATATTCAGAAGGAAAGTACGCTTCATCTCGTACTTCGGTTGCGCGGGGGCCTATAATTAAAGCGCGTAAAAACTACTTAAAGACGTTTTAGTAAGGTATATTGGGTAAGCGTGTGCTATACTCCTGCACAATTGTAAATAATGTAAATATAATTTGTTATGGTCTTATAGTGTAGTGGTTATCACTCAGGACTTTGAATCCTGAAACCTGGGTTCAAATCCCAGTAAGACCTGGCTTGGCTTCTCACAGCAATCAATATATCTCATATTTTGCGAAAAATATAACAAATATACGAAGCCAGCATTTTTATGCCCTAATAGCTCAGTTGGTTAGAGCGCTCGGCTGTTAACCGATAGGTCCCAGGTTCAAATCCTGGTTGGGGCGATTATTAATATAACTATTTAAGATACTTATATTATGAAAACATTTGACTATTTTTGAAACGTTCTGATGCATTCCCATATCTTGGCGGATTCATCAATTCCAAATGCGCCTCGCTTATGGGCCAATGTCAAGAAATTGACCATTAGATTTAATGCAGTGTTCTCATCAGCGACGACGACGTCCACCAATCGTAGTTCCCTTTTCTCCGTCCCTTGTGCCTGCTCTTGCCCTTGTCCTTGTCCTTGTCCTTGTGTAGATTCAACCTGGTCCATTATACAGTTATTATGCAATGGGTTTTTAAGTATTTATTTTTATTTTGTTTATTAGACTGGGTAAAACAATTATCTACTAAATTCATTTAAAGCGTTTGGCCTTATATCATATAGAAGATAGAATGCCCTCCAACGATATTATGCTCTCAACATCAGACTCCATTCTGAATACCGAAATTAAAAACAAGGGCTTCGCTCTTTTGGACCAATTATTTAAAGAACATGGGTGGCACATGGTTAAAAATGAGCCCAATTGGATCTGCTATACTAAATTTGCCCATGAGACGGACTTATTTGATATCAAAATTGATTCGAAATCTATCCATGTGAGTGTGCCAATTCGTAATAGCCCTTTTCAATACATGTCTTCGTTTAAGGACTATTACCAGGCCAGCGAATATGTTGAGGCGCGCTTCCTTGATTTTATTGGAACACCCAAATAGAAAAAAATTGAGTTTCCAAAACGGCTTAAAATGAATTGCACAAAATCAAAGATACAAGGATGAACTCTACGACCATATTTACCAAGCAGTCGCTTGTCTTCGATAGCACGCACATTAATGTTGAACAAGTGCCTGTCCCCATTCCTCGGGCGCAATTTGGAATACTTAATTTGGCTGCAGTGTCTGTGCCTGGAAGCGGTACTACATTGGAGCTGGTGTTTTCAGTTGACCAATCGGGGTCCATGTCTGACGCCTGTTCGGACGGTAGAAGCAAGATGCAGCACATTATTCACACACTAAAAAATATGATTATGTATTTCAGAGAAAATCCGGATATCAAAGTCTACATAACCATTGACTCATTTGATGATGTTATTTGTAGCATTGTTAAACGTTCTGCTATTACGCACGAAAACGTAGGCGAACTTATTGCCAAGGTGGAATTAATTGTACCGAGGGGGTCTACAAACATTGAACTGGCGCTTAATCACGCAGGAACACAAGTCCAACAGTTACGGGGTGAGTTTCCGGAGCACACCATTTGCCACGTATTTATGACGGATGGTGTTGCAAATACGGGGGAACAAAGTGCCAACGAATTAATGCGGCTGGTCAATAGAGATATTACGAGCGCCTTTATCGGGTTTGGCGTTGAGCACGACGGGTGCCTTCTCAGCAGCCTCGGGTCCGGGAAAAATAGCGCATATTACTTTATTGACAAGATAGAAAATGCTGGTTTGGTTTACGGGGAGATCCTACACGGAGCCGTATATAAATTTGTTACTAATGCGAGGATATCAGTGGAGAATGGGTTCATTTATGACTTTAAAAATAATGAGTGGGTTCGGGTTCTTGAGATAGAGGATGTTGTAAGCGAATCGGACAAGAGTTACCACATTGCCTCAAATAACATGACCGGATGCGTCGTATCATTTACGGGCAATCGGTTGGGCGATACCGCTCGGATTCATTACACAATTACGCGAGACGATGATTGTCATGATCTGGTCAAGTTTGTTTATAGGCAGCGAACTCTGCAACATCTGTTTGCAATAAATAGCTATCTGAAGGGGAAGGACTCGGATAATCCGGGGGCGCACGATTTGTTTACATTTGTCACGACACATGCTGAGAATCCAGACGGACTGGACGAGTATGTCGTGCTGCGTAATGGCCTTCGCGGATTTATTGATGAGATGAAACTGTTTATGACGGAACGGCAGCTTATGAATGATAATTTTATGAGAAATTTGTGTGATGACATTTACATATGTTACAGGACATTCGGGACCAAGTACGGAACCATGTATGCGACGTCAAGGCAGGCATCTCAGGGGAACCAGCGGTGCTACACGGTTAACCATACGCCGGATGAAGTTAATCAGAGGGTTCCTCACACTGGCATTCCTCGCACCGGCTTTCCTCCGCCACCAAAATTGCAGCGAAGCGTTCCTGTGACGTTTCCATTAGAGGTGGATATTGACGATGATGATTGGCGAGAGGAAGAGGATGATGCGCTGGAACATTCAGTTTCTGGATTCGTCAACTCTCCATATCGTACTCAAAGTGCGGCATATGTTATGCGCGTGCTCAGTAATGGCGCGGTTCCAGTATATGATGTTTCGGAGGAGGTTTCAGATGAAGAGGAAGAAAAATCGCAATCGCCATAATAAATTATTTGTTGTTGTGTGTTTACATATGTATATAAGTTCATATAGATATGTAAGTGTTGTATCTTGTTTATTTTTTATTTTTTGGAGGGGTTATTTTGCTTATTTAACTCGGTTTGTAATTCGCTCAACAAGGGGAACTCGTCCGGGTTTATATTTTCACTGAGAAATGTCGGCATTGATTGCAGCGGATTGTCATTTATACCCCATAGGTACTGCCAAACCTGGCTTATAAACGACGGGCTGTTTTGCACGGACAGCTTGAATGGACATGAGTAATCAGGTGTTTCATTTACTGCCCCACACGGATTACACGGACCGTTCACAAATTGGAAGCCAGGAATGATATTTTCCAGATCATTGTAATCTACAGGCGATACCTTGTATGTCTGCTCTCCATATATACCGCCCTTGCCCGTGTAGGTTGTCCGCTCCAAGGTGGCGCCGTTGGGTTCCTTCATGTTACATTTTATAATGTCCAGGGTCTTGTTGTCTATTAGACCGGATTTATATCCATAATCCCCGTATCCGCTCGGTAGGGTCTCCTTCGAGTTGCCTGACGGATCCTGGACCAATACTCCATTTAATAAGAACTTGCCCTCTTTTGTCTGGTAAGACAACATGCGTAAAATAGCGGCTTCGTTGTAGATGGTTCTGGCGTAGTTTATAGCATCTTTTGCATCTGTTCTTATGAATGGGTTGGTATTAAGCGCCTCCGCGTAGAGCTCGATTGTTTTTTGTGACCAGGGCCACACTCCATTTTTATTGAAATAATCCACTTCCTCTTGGCTTGCCTGGTTTTTCTGTATCATATCTACGTCAAATATCCGTTGCCTGTTTATTGAGTTTTGGATTAGCAGAAAATCGGTTGTCGATTCCTTGTTCCATGTGAAGGCCTCCTTTGTTTGTGTCAGACGGGTAAACCGATATATTACTATAAAAACTACGCTTATTATTACGCCGTACCGCAAGTCGTACATTACAGTTAATGCAGCTATGGCGAGTAGTATTAAATTACCTAAAAACGTCTTGAAGAGAGAAGTGAGAATGTCCGGTATAAAATATAATACGAACCATAGACCCACTAATATTGTTAGCAGGCCAACCATTTTTATTCGGTTTTCTTCATTAAATAATTGGGTTGTACCTTTAGTCAGATTCATATATTATTAAACTATTATTTTATAGCCTAATAATATATATGCACAAAACCAAGAAGACGCGGCGGAATTATAAAAGGCCTGTTATAGGAGCGAAATCGTGTAAAAAGGGGGAGACCGATGAATCAAAAAGAATGCGTCGGCTTGCGCACGAAATCAAGGCTCTCAACAATAAATCAGCTAAACTGAAACAACGGTTGGAAAAAGAGAAGTGAAGCGAAGTGAATTAGCGGCCTGTAGATCCAAACCCGCCCGCACCTCGTTCGGTTTCGCTACCCAGGTCGCCAAGCGAGTCTACGATTTCTACCACAATCGGCACCAGCCCCGGCGCGCATATTTGCAAATATCTGTCACATTTCATACCACTATAACTGGACTGACTATTTGGTGGACTATTTACCACATCAAACATACCGATTAAATGCCCTCTGTATCCGGCATCTACAATCCCGGTTGAGTTTGCCAGTCTCAGCTGGGTCTTTGAGAGGGATGAACGTGGGTGCATATAATAGCCCGTGTTGTAATTCTTGCCAGTATCCGCATGCATTCTGGCCGCGCAGCAGATCTTAAAATCCAACTTATTTACGGGGGACTTTTGGGGCCACCCAGGACCAAAGAAGTCTATTGTTTCCGGAGCAAATAGGTCAAACCCGGCATCAATGTGCGACATGTTTGTTAGTAGTTTGGTGTTGTGCGCAAGGGCAGCATTGCGATACATATCCCTGAGGTGGTCGTCGTCGCTGTCTACAAAAACCCTCAAAACCATTACCTTATCGTACATGTTTAAGAGGGCAGGGAGAAGGGATTGGGTATTAGCATTGTTATCGTTTGTATTGGGGGTTAGGTTATTCATAAAGTTGGACATTTATATATAACCATATTGGTGGGTGTTTAAGCTGGTTTGTTACATATTTTATTTGTCGGGTGTATTTGTCGGATTTATTATGCTTGTTTTGTGTCGCATTCAATCAGGTCAAGGGCTTTCAGTCTATGATAAAATACGCGGCGCTTTGCAACAAGTTGTTTCTTTTCGCTGATTACATCGTCCAGCAATTTTCGCGCCTTCTCTTCAATATTATAAGAACACTGCCGCCTGGATTCGGCAACAATATTACTCAGTTTTAAAAACTCGTCTTGCGCCTTTTGATATTTGGCATAAAATTCGGCAAACCGCTGTCGCATTTCACCTACGATTTCCGCATAAGATTGGGTCGGCATTTCATCAAACCCCATGATTTCTTCAATGGTGGCCGTTTCTATGACATTTGACTTCCCATGCAATTCTTTATGTGAATATATAACGGACCCTTTGTTGAAATCTAAGATGAAGGATGCGCCTACATCGTCCTTTTCATTGACTATATGCCCCGCTTCCAAAATATTTATGTAGCTACTCTGACAATGGCACAAAAGGGCGGACCAATCTTCAGAAAATGCGCCTTCTAAATCGGCGAAAGGTTGGCATTTCTCTATATCTGATGCCGTCGGCTTGGATTTTGTTGGTTTTATTTTTTCAAAGGCTGTCTGTAGTGTTTCCTTATTTCCAAAATGCTTCATCAATACGTAAATCTCTCTGACAAGTAACTGCCATAGTAAATCCGCGTCGTGATAAACATACATCATTCGCTTCTTTCGTCCAATTGTATAACCAAAAACACCTTGCGCTTCTGCCTGTGCTTGCGCTTTCATGGGCATATTAAATATAATATCGTTTATTATATTTAATTCGTTTTTCTTTGATTTATTGTCTTATTTAGTTGCTTATTATCTACCAGTTGTTGGGTTTATACCAGTGTACCAGGCGGGAGGGGTTAGGAAGATGTTTGATGTGCCACATGAGCTTCCTACACTTGTTATACTTGTGCCGCCTGCTTGGATACCGGTACCCGTTTGAACCGCATAGGGGAACGGCTTTTGGGGGCCAAGTGGGTTGTTGCACCCACGCGTAAGGTACATATTATATTGACCATATGAAACCGGCTGACCAAGTGTTTTGGTATAAGGACCGTTGCGTGCCATGTCGTTATACTTGAACTTGGCGGTTGATCTACCTGGTGTACATAGGGTGGGGCTCATCCTTACAAAATAACCCTCGTAGGTTGCAGTATTATTGACCTTGAGATTGCATGTGTTTGCAGACGCCTTATTCTGAATATATAACATCTGACTTGCCGTGTCGGTTTGATTGCCGGTGTAATTCGGCTGTACCCAATAATTGGGGTATTTGCCATAATAAGCCCAGCGGTACTTCTTGTCCAACATACCATGTGTAGATAAGACGGAGGGTTTAATATACAAGTATTGGGTTCCCATAGTGTCAACAATGCGCGAGTTAAGGACCGGCTGGACAACTGGCGACGGGTTATTCGGTGGTTGAACTGCACCGGTGTACTGACCCGCGCTGCCCACCAATACGGCAGAAGGATATTTACCGTATGTTCCGCCGAAGCCGATGGGTTGAG